GTTTCTGTGTGTGTCTTATGGCGCAACATTGGCTGAGGTGGCCGCGGTCAAGATGCGTCGTCTCGTCATGGGACCGTGGTATCAGGAGCATTGGGGTGGGCGCGTCAAAATCCTATCGGACCAGGCCAGTCGCTCGGACTTTGGCAATTCCGCCGGCGGTGAGCGGATCAGCAACTCGATCGAAGGCGGCATTCTCGGGCGCGGCGGCGACATCCAGATCATCGATGACCCGCACAAGGTCAAGGGCGCCGAAAGTGATGTAGAGCGGGAATCGACGCTGACGGCAATGCGCGAAGGGTTGCCCACCCGCATCACGGATCCGCGCATCTCGGCGCGCATCCTCGTCATGCAACGACTGCACGCGGCGGATGCTACGGACTACGCGCTGAACAATTGGCGCGAGCCGCGACACACGATGCTGCCGATGCGCTTCGATCCCGATCGGGCATGTGAGGTGGACGTTCGGGAGGAAGACGGCGAGCTGCTCTGGCCGCTGGTCTGGACGGATGAAGCGGTAGATTCCGAAAGCGCCGAACTTGGCACTTACGGAACGGCCGGCCAGCTGCAGCAAAGTCCGATTCCCCGCGGCGGGGGCATCATTGCCACAGAGCAGTGGCAGCTTTGGGAGGGGGACGATTACCCTCCGTTCGGGACTTGTGTCGCCTCGCTCGATACCGCTTACAAGATCAAGCAGGAAGCCGACTACAACGCGCTGACGGTGTGGGCCGGGTTCGCCCATCCTGAAAGCGGCAAGCCCAAGGTGATGCTGCGGGACGCGTGGAGGGCGCGGCTGTCGTTGTCCGATCTGGTCGCGAGGGTTGTGAAGACCTGCCGCGACCATAAGGTCGATGTCCTGCTGATCGAAGATGCGTCGCGCGGGCTCGACGTGCAGGACGAGATTTACCAGCTGATCGGCAAGCGGGAAATTCGGATCATCCTTATTCCTCCTGCCGCAGACAAGGCGGCGCGACTGATGTCGACGGAACCGTTGTTCTCGAACAGCATTGTTTACGCCCCCGATCGCGAGTGGGCGCAGGATGTGATTGACGAGGTGAGCGTGTTCCCGCGCGGCCGGCACGACGATTATGTCGACAGCACCTCTCAGGCGTTGAACTACCTCCGGCGCACTGGCGTCGCGGTGCGGCGCGAGGAACACGACGAGGAAGTGCTGGGGCGTCGGATGTATCGGAAGCCCAGCAAGCCGGTCTACGACGTTTAGAGGCGAGAATGCCTGGGCCTAAAATAGTCGAATTGCCTGCCGCGCCGGCTGATGACACCAAGTTCATCAAGACGTTGGTGTGGGCGCTCGACGAGGCGCGAAAAGGCCGCATCCGCGGCTATGCCTTTGTCTTCAACGTTGAAAATGATGAGCGCCGGCGCTTGATAGAGTGCGCGTGGGTTCCTGAAGACGATGACGGATCGAAGACCGACGAGGCGACCGAATTGCTCGGCGCGATCCGTCGTATGGAATTGAGCTACATCAAGCGAGCGTGGCCCGAAGAATGACCGACAAGCCGTCCTGCACGACCTGCCCCTACATGCGCTTCGAGGGCAACTCGATGCGCTGCTACTATGACCCGCCGTTGGCCACGGCGCTCGGCGTGCAGCCGAACCGTATCCAGGGACTGCCGCCGCAGCTGGTCATAGCCGGCATATCGCCCGAGGTGCATCCAGAGCGGTTCTGCCGCCATCATCCGCTGATCGCGAATGAGGGTGTTGTGCCGGAGGTCGTCGGCTCGACTCCGGCGAAGCCCAACGGCGGGATCATCATGCCTGAAGTCGAGCAAGTGCAGTAGATGAACTACGCCGACAACACCACGTTCCTCGCGCAATACGCCGGCGACTCGGGCTACGCCACAAACGCCGACTTTCTGGCGATGCTGCCGATTTGGATTACATCGGCTGAGCAACGCATTCTTCGCGACATGGACCTGCTTTCCACGCGGGTCAGCGACACATCGGGAGCGCTCGCCCCGAATAGCCGGCTGTTTACGCTCCCCACGGGCATCGGCACCTTTACCGTGGTCGAAACCGTCTCGCTCAAGATGAGCTATACCAACGGCATCACCGGGACACTATTCACGCAACCGCCGCTGACATGGGTGAGCAAAGACGCGCTCGACGCGATGTATCCCGATGATCATGCGGTCGGTAATCCGAGCAGTCCGCAGTGGGTGGCGCCTTACGGGCGTAATCTGATTGCGGTCGGCCCCGCGCCGAGTGCGGCTTATCCGGTCGTGGTTTACGGCACGCAAGACCCCGCGACGCTCAGCGAGGACAACACCGAAACATTCATTTCGACCGAGCTGCCCGATCTGATGCTGGCGGCTGAAATGATCGACGTGTCTGCTTGGCAGCGCAAATTCGGCGCGATGTCGGACGATCCCGCGCAAGCCCGTGACTGGAACCAGGAATACGAACGCCTGATGAAAGCGGCGAATGTCGAGGCGCTGCGGTTGAAGCTCCAAGGTGCCGGCTGGTCGAGCCGGCAGCCGAACCCGTTACAGGCGCAGCCATGAGTGAAGCAAAAAAGCCTTGTGCCTTTGAGATGACGAATGATCCGAAGGGGGGCGCCACGGTACGCTGCCGCATCTGCGGATTCTCTGGGTTTCTTGTGGCCGAGCGGATGGCGTTCCTAGAGGCGGCAAAGGACTCGCTACGACATGCGTGCCCGCGCGCCGAGGTTCCCAAGGACGCAGCATAAGTGCCCCTCGTCTCGCTCAAGCTTAAGCCGGGAATAGATACTGTCAAGACCGCTACCCTCAATGAGGGTGGCTGGTCGGCGGGATCGAACATCCGGTTTTTCCAGGGCCTGCCGCAGAAAGACGCCGGGTTTGTCGATCTCTTCACCGGGACCGGTGGCGTCATTCGAGCGCTCAAGGCATGGGAAGGGCTCTCGACCACGAACTACCTTGGCGTCGGCGCGCAGAGCAAACTGGAGGTATGGGACGGCGCGACCCTGACGGACATTTCGCCGGTCGGTCTTACCCCAGCGGACACCGTCACGCTCGACAATTGGGGCGAGTTCCTGATGGCCTGCTACGGAGGCGGCCCGATCTATGTGTGGCAGCCCGCCCTCGCCGGCCTCGCGACAAATATCGCCACTGCACCGCAGCATAACAGCTTCATTTTCATCGCTATTCAGCAGCAGATGTTGGTGGCATGCGGCACGGACGATCTAGCTTCAGGCGATTTTGATCCGATGCTGATCCGGTGGAGCGATGTCGGCGACTACACGCAGTTCGTCCCGAGCGCTTCTAACCAGGCAGGCTCGTTTCGCCTTCCGACCGGCAGTAAGAACCGGGCGGCGTTGATCGTGCCGGGCCAGAACATAATCTGGACCGATCTAACCGTTTATTCGATGCAGTACATCCAGTTTCCATTGGTGTGGGGTTTTCAGCCGCTTGGCAACAACTGCGGGGCTGTCGGGCCGCATGCGGTGGGCCTGCTTGCCGGCGTCGCGTTCTGGATGTCGCAAAACCAGTTCTTCGTTCAGATGGCCGAAGGACCGCAGCAAATCGAATGTCCGGTCTGGGATAGCGTCTTCCCGAACGCCGATCGTTCGCTTCTCCATGCCGTCACTTGCGAGACTGACAGCTATTACGGCGAGGTCGGTTGGACCGTGCCGCAAATCGGTGGCGGCTCCGTTACAGCCCGGCTGCACATCAGAAGCGGCGCGTGGACTGTTTCGGACTACCACAATCACACGGCTTGGACCGATCAGAACGTGTTCGGGTCCCCGATCGGCGGGCACGAGACCGGGGGCGTTGATCAGCACGATATCGGCTATGACGCCAACGGTGCTGCGGCGCCCTACAGCTTGACCTCGGGCATCATCATGATTTCCGAGGGCGACCAGACGACATTCGTCGAGGACTTGATTCCCGATTTCAAAACGCAGGGCACGAGTCCGACGATCAATCTTACCGTCAAGGCCTACGACTATCCGGACTCCCCGCCTCGGGTGCATGGACCGTTCGCGCTGACAAACACGACGCAGGTCGTGCATCCCCGCTGTCGGGGTCGCGGCATTCAGTTTGTATTTGAGGGCGACGACCTCGGGACATTCATGCGGCTGGGAAATGTCCGGTATCGCGGTCAGCCGGACGGCAAGCGCTAGTGGCCGGTTTCGCGGACATTGCGACGGCGCTCAACAACATCGCCGCAAACCTGGGGCGTCTGATCGCGCAGACCGCGCTGCAGGTCATCGTCCCGATTACTCAGGGCGGCACGGGCGCGACCACGGTTCAAGGTGCGCTGACCAATCTAGGGCTGTACCCCAACCTTGCCGCCGGACAATCGGGCACAGCGGGTGTCATCGACATCTTCCCGTCTACCGCAGCGAGGGGCAAGACCGAGTTCAGCGCCGCCGACAACAGCGGCAATACGACCACCACGATCCGCACGGCCGCACAAGCGGGCGCGCGCACCTATACAGTACCGGATGAGGGCGCAAGTGCGTCGTTTCTACTGACGGCAGCTTCGCTGGGCGCGACGGGGCTGATCGCGACGCCCCTTCTGCTGCTGGGCTTCAAAAATGCAGACGGGACCACTCTCGCCGCAGCCGCATCGTCGGGCAAGTTCGGCATTTCCGTAACCGCTGGCACATCGGAAGCGTTGACAGGCGAAACGGCGACCTCGAACACGAAAACCGATACCTGCGCGGTGGAGGTCGTTCTGCCGCCCTGGTACATCGCCGGGCAGAACATCACGCTTACAGCGAATTGCAACTACACCTTGAGCGGCGGCGGACCGGTCATCGGCACGCATACGCTGGCGGCGGCGGCCTATCTTACGGCGAACAATGGAACGCAGGGCGCAAACCTGATCGCCACTGCCGCGCAGACGGTTCCGAATGCTGCGGGCGATGTGACTTTCACGATTACAGGTGCAACGTTGTCTCCATCGTCCCGGCTATGGCTGACCTTGACGCTGGTTATTCAGGAAACGGGCGGCGGAAACGCCGTTGGACAGATCAATTCGGTGAGGACGAGTTGATGTTCGCGACCCTCGATGAGGCCACCGCAGCGTATTGGGCGGCTGAGAACCATGCGCAGCAGCATTGGGCCTACGTATGCATGCTGCGCCTCGGTGCCGAGCCGGCTTATGGTGAAACGCCAGAACACGCCGAACGCATCAAGAATTGTCCTGACTGTCCCGCCTGGGAACAGGATGTGCCACTGCATCGGCGGGGCTTTGGCGTCTGATGCCGCTGCGCGCCGGGGCATCAAAGGGCATCGTCGGCGAGAACATCCGTGAGATGGTCGCCAATGGACATTCCCCGCGTGTTGCCGTCGCTGCGGCGCTCCACAACGCCGATAAGTACCGCTCGCAAGGCGGCATCGTTGGTGTCGCCGAGGCGGGTCAATCTTATGCTGGCGGTGGAACTGTTGGCTTCCTGCATTCTCCGGTGCCTGGCCGAACCGACCTGATCCATGCCGCGCCGGCGGCGGGCAGCTACGTGGTCCCTGCCGACATTGTGTCCGGCATTGGCGAGGGCAACTCCAACGCCGGCGCCGCGCTGCTGCAAAAAGCACTTGCGATGGGGCCGATAGGCATGCCGTTGCCGATGGGCGTCAAACGTCGGGCCGGGCCACCTCCGCCGCCCCCGCGCTACTCGGGCCAGCTTCTAGCGCCGGCTGCATTGAAACAGGGCGGCCGGGCGAACAACGAAGGCGTTCCGACGCCGATCTTAGCGGCAGGTGGAGAATTCATCATCCCGGCCGATGTCGTGCGAACATGGGGTGGTGGCGACTTGAAAAAAGGCCACGACGCACTCGATGCGTGGGTCGTGTCGAAGCGCAGGGAAATCGCGAAGGAAATGCTGCACCTCAAGGGACCGAAGAAGCGCTGATGAGTGTCGCGCTTACCCGTATGTTCGAACGCTCGACCGCCTATCGTGAACCGACGGGGCCCACACCCCGGCCCGCCTGTGTGCGCGTCGCCACGCCGGCTGATGAACAAGCCGTTTTCGACATTCTCATGCTGCTCGCCGAAGAAAATGCGATGTCGCCAGTTAGCGAGGCGAAGGTATGGGCGGCGATCCATAAAGGAACCCGTCGTCAAGGAGGTATCATCGGCGTCATCGATACACCGAACCGGCAGATCGCGGCCACGGTCGGCATTTCGATGGGGCAGTGGTGGTACACGGAAGCCATGCATTGCGAGGAAATCTGGAGTTTTGTTCATCCAGATCACCGCAAGGGCAAAGAGAACTACGCTAAAATGTTGATCGAATTCTCGCGCTGGTGGGGTGAGCAGCTCGGCTTGCCTGTGCTGATGGGCGTGCTGAGCACGAAGCGGACGCTGGGCAAAGTGCGTCTGTACTCGCGTCATATACCGTTCGTGGGTGCTCTTTTCCTACATCGGGCCGGAGCCGTATAAGCCATGTGCAAGGGAGGCGGCGGCACCAATACCGTCACGAACAATTCGCAGCCGCCTCCGCAGGTGCTGGCGGCCTACACGGACGCCTATAATCGCGCGGTCAACGCCGTCTCGTCTGTTCCAAACCCCGTCGCGCCGCTGAACGACTATCAGCTGAACGCGATCTGGAACAGCAACACCCTGGCATCCGACGCTCAGCCGTATACTGACCGGGCATACAATCTGCTCAATCAGTCGACGCTGCCGCTTTCGGGACAAATTCCGCAATATCTGAGCCCCTATATACAGAACGTCGTCGATGCCACGCAGGCGCAGTTCAACAATCAGAATGCGATCCAGCAGCAAGGCGTCATCGGCAACGCCATCGCTCGGGGCGCATGGGGCGGTGACCGCTCGGCGGTAGCTCAAGGGATTGTCGCCGGGCAACAGCAGCTTGCCCAAGCCCCCATCATCGCCGGCCTCTACAATCAGGGCTACAACACCGCGACGCAGACGGCCGAAGCGCAGGCGGCCCTCCAACAGCAGGCGGCGGGACAAACCGCTCAACTCGGGCTCAACGACTACAACATCAACCTTGGAACGCTGAACGCCGAGCTTGCCGCAGGTCAGATTTACCAGAACAACCAGCAGCAGGTTATGAGCCTGCCTTACACCCAGGCGAACTACATCGCAAATATCGCCGAAGGGTTAGGCGCCGGCATGGGGGGGACCAGCTCGACGACGACGCCGGGGCCAAGTCTCGGCTCGCAAATACTCGGAACCGGGCTCGGCGCGGCAGGGCTGCTTGGTGCCACCGGCGCCTTTGGGTCGGCTGGATGGCTCGGGCCGGCGCTGGCGGCATTAAAAGTCGGCGGTCGCATTCCTCATCACGCCGCCGGTGGCGTCGTATCCGGCGACGACGATCCGCTCACTTCGGCGGATGTCTCGGTCATTCCGCCGGTTCGGTTTATCCACGCCGCGGGACTTGGTCCTCCGAAACCGCCGCCAGGCCCACAGCAAGACCAAAGCTTGACGCCGCAGGGTGTTCTCGGTTCGCTCAAGAGCAGCGGTGCTCTCGGGGAGAACGGGTGGCTTAAAAGCTTGATCCCGAGCTCGTCATCACCCGGAACCGGCGGCCTCTATCGACGTGGCGGCATCGTCCCGGAGCCGGATGGCGATCTTCATGCGCAATTCGGCGCGATGATGGACCCGTTCAGCGCGAAAGATGCGGTATTCGTCGCGCGGCGCCCGGAAGGCACGCTGTTCACGACGCATATCGGCAAGGCGCATCATTTCGCGCGTGGTGGCGTTGATGATGCGAGCATGGCCGGTATCCTCGGCTATCCCGAGACCAAGGCGCAGGCGATGGCATCCGGCGCGCCGCGCGTCGTGCAGGGCATCTCTCCGCTCGGTCATGTTGTGGTCGAGATGGCCGCCAGTCCGGAAGGGGAATGGTCGGCGCGGGATGTCGCCGCCCGGCATGTTCCGAGCGGGATCGTTCGGACGGTATCGGTGCCGGCCGCGCTCGCTCGGCGCGGCGCATTCGCTCGCGGCGGCGATGTGGCAGACCTCCTGCCGCATGCCATGGCCCCGGATTGGTTCGATGTAAGCGATACGCCGGGCTCGCAAGCGCAGCATCCAATCATCGACGATAACCCGGCAGCGGAAGTTGCGGCTGCGGTTGCAGCTGATCCTACGGGGACCGGCGCGTCGCCTGCGGCCGTTGCCTTGCCCGCGATCGATGTCGTTGCGGCCCCGAAGGGCGCAGCCAATTGGGAAACGCGACATAACAATTTCGCCGGGATGCGCATTCCAGGTGTCTATGCGGGGCCGAATTCCGGCGGGTTTCAGGAATTTGATACTCCCGAAGCCGGCATTGCAGCGATCGGCCATCAGCTTGACCGGTACGTCTCGGGAGCAACGACGGGCCGGCCGGTGAATACCTTGCGCGGCATCGTCAACACTTGGGCGCCGCCGAGCGAAAACGATACCCCATTGTTGCTGCGGCAAGCCGTCCAGTGGACCGGCATCGACCCCGATCAGCCGGTCGACCTCGCCGATCCCACGACGCGGGGCAAGGTGATTACGGCGATGATCCGCAACGAACAGGGCGGTGCGTTGCCAATTGATCCCGCCGTGATTGCCAAGGTGGCCGCCGATCCGAGCGCCTATTCCTACGCGCCGGCATCACGAAACACGGGTATCGCGGGTCCTGCCGAGCATCAGGTTGCGGATGCCGCGCCAACATTCGTATCCGATGCCGTACCGGACACTGCATCGGGCATCGTCCCGCGCGCCAGCACGATTTCGTCGAGCGCTGCCGATGCCGTCAAGAAAGGCGATATCAATCCTTGGCTGGCGCTCGCCGCAGCCGGTTTCGGCGTAGCGGCCGGCCGGTCACCATACGCGCTGCAAAACCTTGGTGCCGGCGCATTGGAGGGACTGAAGTTTTACCAAGGTCTCCGCACGGTCGAGCCCGAGATGCGGCTGAAAAACGCGCAGGCCGAACTTGCCGAAACCGATGTGGCGCGGCTGAAAGCGGCGCGAGCCTACTACGCGGGGCAGTCGAGCAATCCTCAGCCGGTTGTCGACATGCTCAACGGTCGTATCGACACGGCGAAGAAAAATGTGGCGGACGGCGGCATGACGCAGGCCGTGCAAACGCCGCAAGGAGCTGTCGCGCCGATCAATCCAGGCGGGGCGGTGCCCGTGAACCCAGCGGGCAACGCCGTTGCGACGGCGCCGGCCACACAAATCGGTGCTCCACCGCTCCCCGTTACGCTGACTCCGGAACAGCAGCGCGTCGAGAATCAGGTGCGCGCCAACATCGCCGAGATCGACGATGCCATCCGTCAGCAGCGCGCGTTCGGGCGTGATCCGGCGGATCCGGCGGTCACAAACCTGATCATCCGGCGCAGCGATATGGTCAAAGAGCTGCCAAGTTATCAAGCAGCGACGGCGGCGGCCAAAGTGGCGGCGGAAAATCCGGGGCTGATCGAGCGCGCCGGCGGCATCGCGGCGGCGGAACTGCCTTACAAGCCATGGGATGCCCGTGCCGGCAGCATTCATGGTGTCGGCAACACGCCGCTCTTTGCCGTGCCGACGCCACGGACGATTACCGATCCCAAGACCGGGGAAAAGCGCGAAGAATATTTCACGCCACCGCTTCCGGGTCAGACCGGACAGGCGGGTTCTCCGCAAGGTGGCCCGGTGGGGCAGTCTTGGGTGACCGGCGTGTCAGAGCCGACCAAAGCGCAGATAAAGACGGAGCAAGAAGGCTTCGAGGAAGCGAAGAAGGAATTCGGTGCTGCGCAAAGCGTGCAGCAGCGTCTCGGCATGATGGATCACGCCATCGACCAGCTTAACCAGAGCGGCTGGTCGTCGACAGGTTCAGGCGCCAACATGCGGCTCGGCGCGGCGCGGGACATCAATTCGTTTTTCGGCATTTTTGGCGCGAAGCCGCTGTTTGATCCAAGCAAAGTGGCGTCATGGGAGGACCTGAACAAGGAGACCACCCGCGCCGGGTTTGAGCTCGCTCGCACGTTGGGCAGCCGCGAGGCGGCCATGATTGTGCAGGCCGCCACCGCCGCCGTACCGAACGCCGAAAACTCGGCAATGGGCGCCAAACTGGTGTCGTCGAGCCTCAATCAAGCGGCCCAGCGGCAAATCGATTACTACCAGTTTCTCAACGATTGGGGTAACGCGCACGGCGGCCGGTTGAATGGTGCGGACATCGCGTTCAACCAGCAGCATCCGACGCAGGATTATGTGAACCGAGCCATTGTTGCCGCCATTCCGCCGCAAGCGGTCGCCTTGCTGAAAAGCAACCCGGCTCTCGCTATTCAGTTTGACCAGAAATACGGATCGGGCATCTCCAACTCTGTGCTTGGGCGGTAAATGCCGAACGTTTTTGACCAGTTTGACGCTCCCCAGGATCGGGCGCCCCCGCCACCCGCTGGGCAGAACGTGTTCGACCAGTTCGACGGTCCGCCGACCGAAAAGAGCGGCGGCAGCTACGCCGCCAATGTTGGTGCTGGCATCAATACGGGACTGATCGCAGGGACGGTTGGCGCGCCGGTCGATCTGGCCACGGCTGCGCTGAACATCGTCCCGCACGCGCTTGGTTACAAAGGGATCGAGCATCCGGTCGGCGGTTCGGACTCGATCAATGCTTTGCTTGGCAAGGTTGGGCTTGGTACGGAAGCGGTGCCGGCAAATACCCCCGGTGAGCGGATCGCACAGGAAATCGGGCGCGGTATCGGGTTGATGCTTGCGCTGAACGCGCTGGCGAAGGCCAAGGCAATCACCGGGATTGCTGGCTCCGCGGCGCGCACGGTCGAAGAAGCGCTGGCCGCAGGATCGGTTCCGGCGAACGCCGCGATCGGCGCGGGTTCGGGCATCGTCGGCGGCACGGCCGCGGAGGTCGTGCCGGACGAGTACAAGCCCATCGCTTACGGCGTCGGCTCGATTCTTGGTGGCGTCGGCGGCGCTGGCGTTGCGGCGGCAGGAACCGCCCTGACGCGCGGCGCGGGGAACCTCTACCGCTCGATCCCGCCGCTCAGGGCGACGACGCGCGAAGCTGCGGCAAACGCAAATGCGGCAGGGCGGTTCCGTGGTGCCGCAAGCGATCTGACCGCTGCGACGGACGCGCTGGACACGAACGCCGCGGAACTCGTACCGGGATCGATCCCGACGACGGCGGAACTCTCAGGCGATGTCGGGCTGCTCGGGGCGCAGCGCTACCGGGAGGCGAACAGCCCCGAGTTTGGTCGCGAGGTCGTCGAGCGGCGTGGTGAAAACAACACCGCGCGGATGAATTTGCTCGAGGCTCAGGCGCCATCCCTGGCGACGCCCGAGGATACGCAAGCCTACCTGCGCAAGTTCCTCGCCGACAATGACGAGTTGTGGAACGCAGATGTAGAGGCGCACCGCCAGAATGCGGCGATCGCGTTGCCGCCCTTGCGGATCACGCCAGAGGAAGGCGGCACCGTAGCGCGGGGCGCGGTCGAGGCCGAACGCTCGCCGCAGGGCGCAGCGCTGGCCGCTGATGAGCAGAACGCGACAGCCGCGCTAGAGAACGCCACGGGGCAAATAGGCGGTTATGCGGCGCTAGGATCGCCGGAGGAAGTCGCCGCGGCTCCAAGTCAATTCGGTGCCGCCATCCGCGAACCCGTCGCCTCTGCGTATGCCGCCGAGCAACAGCGGCTCCGCGCGCTACGCGACAGCATCGACCCGAGCGGCACGATGGGCATGAAGCCGGACGCCATCAAATCGGCTATCGGCAAGATCAACGAGATGTTCCCGGCCGAGAGCGGCGGGCAGCTCAGCGGCGCCGAGCGCCATCTTTACGACACGGCAAGCCAATGGGGATCGCTGATCCCGGTCGAGCGCGCATTTCAGTTGCGGGCCAATGTCAACGGGCGCCTGCGGGGATTGCAGGGTTCCGATCCGCAGGAAGCGTTGCGCCTTGGGATACTGAAGAACGGCGTCGACGAGGCGATCGCGCAGGCTGCGACGGACGTCCAGGCCGGCGAGCAAGCGGGGGTAATCCATCAGGGATTGCCCGGCATTCAAGATCGGTTGAGTGGGGGGCTTGAAAACTTTCCGGGGATAGGGCCAAATTTTGCGCAGGATGTCGCAAGAGCCTACGCCGCCAATCCAGCCACCCTTCGTGCCGCAGGACGAGACGCGACAGGGCGTGGAATTCTTGAAACGGCGAACGGAGGGGATGAGTCCCTACGAGCGGGAACATCTCCTAACGTGGTTGGAGCAGGAGCGGGCCAAGGCCGGCGACCTGGGGGCGGTGCGGGCGATCAGGGAGTTCCGCAAGACGCTGGCCTAACCCCCCTCACGCCCGAGGCGCGCGAGCGCTTTGCCGAGTGGAACACCGGCTACCGCCAGATGGGGCAGACCTTCCGTGGCGAGACGCCCGGCACGCTCCACGCCGTCGGCAAGATCCTCCAAAAAGGCGGCGCATACGACTCCTACCGGCTGACCGACGCCGAAGTTCCGTGGCTGTTCGTTAATAAGGGACCGAACGCGAGAGCGGCGGTCGACCGACTTCTGACGGCTTCTCCCGACGCCGCGCCGGCTCTCGATGATGCCTTGGCGTTTTCGTTGCGCCGGGCCGCGCAAAAGCCAGACGGCACGCTCGACCTGGCGAAATATGATGCCTGGCTGAAACAGCACGGCGCGGTCGTTTCGGCGCGTCCCGAGTTGATGCAGCGTTTCAGCACGGCGGCGCAGGCGCAGCGTCGGTTGAACGATATCCGCGACGCCATCGCGCAACACGCCGCGGACCATCCGCTGAAACCGGGCTGGTCAGACGCCACGCTGCTGGGGCGTTTCTTTAAGCCCGGTCCCGAGGGCGCGCAGGGCATGCGTGAGTACCAGCGGATCACCGGGGATCGCGTCGATGCGAAGGCCGCGGCAGAGGACTACGCGGCGTTCAGCTTCGCGCAGGCGGCGGTAAGGGATGGGCAGGTTGTTCCTCGGCTGGCCGATACATGGCTGCGGCAGCACGAACAAGCTCTATCGGCGATCCCTGGGCTCAGGGAGCGTTTCGCCGACGCCACGGCCGCACAGCGTAGCGTAGAGGCCGCGATCGAGGCGCACGAGACGGCGCGCAGTGAGTTCACGCAATCTGTCGCCGGCACATTCCTGCAAGACGATCCAGGCCGAGCCATCGACCGTGTCTTCTCCGGGGCCAATCGCCAGCAAAAGGCCGCGCTGCTGATGGACATCACCAAAGGTTCTCAGTCTGCGCGAGAAGGGGTGCAGCGCGCCGCACTTGATTACATCCGCTTCAAGATCGAGGGCGGCGCAATGCCCGGATCTGAAGCTGGAGAGATAAAGCGGCAATTATTCGGTAAATTCGTGGCTCAGAACCGCGATGTGCTCTCGACTTTGTTTCCTGGCCGCATCGCCAATTTTGACGCGCTCGCAAAGGATCTTGAACGCGGCTCATTGGTCGTGAACGCCAAGATCAACAAGGGCGGCTCCGACACCGCCGAACTGACCGCTGGGCGCCACGGCGAGCACGGCAGCGATATCGGCACCGCGACCGCGGCCCTGCTGGCTGAGCGCGTCGGTGAACACGCCGGCCATCATCTTCTTGGCAAATTGGCCGGAACCGCTTCCGCAGTAGGAACCGTCGCCGCCCGGATGTTGCTTGGCAGTGCCAAGAACGCGCTCAAGGTGCGCGAGGACGCGTTGTTCGATCGAATGCTGCTCGACCCCAGCTTTGCCCGAGAAGTGCTCAATGCCAATCCGGCGCGGACCGCCGGGGTCAAGCAATCGATCGGCGCGACGTTCCGCGGGCGCCTCATTCAACAGATGCTGGCGACAAGTCAAGGTCGGCAATAGATGGCCAATGGTCTCGGCGACTTCCGCTCCATCCCTGCGGGGCCGGAGGGCGAACCCCTCTTGCCGACTCGGCTGGCCCGCGAGCTGGCCGGGCCAAGCCGGCTTACGCTTGTCGTGGGCGATGAAGATACGGCCGGCCAAGTTCTCGACGAAATCGAAAACGCGGAAGCCGAGAGCGACAGACCGCTGTTTATGCGCGGCGACTTCGATGCCAACCTTGCGGATCAGATCGACGAAACAGCGCTTAACCGCATTGCCGCAGACCTGCTGCAATCCATCGAGGCCGATATCCAATCCCGGACGCAATGGGAGCAAATCGCCACCCGCGCCATCGAATTCTTGGGGTTGATCTACGAGGCATCGAGCGATCAGCCATCAAACGATGGGAGCATATCGCGGGTCTGGCACACTCTCATGCTGGAAGCCGCAATCCAGTTTTGGGCGACTGCGCAGGCCGAATTCCTTCCCGCTGATGGTCCGGTCAAGATCCGAGACGACAAGCCGCCGACACGGGGTATCGGCGATAATGGCGGTCCTCCGCTCGACGGCGCGCTACCGCGCAGCCGCGATCAACTCGCCGAAGATTTCGAGACCGATTTCAACCGCTACCTGACGATCTGCGACAAGCAGTATTATCGGGACTTTTCCCGGATGCTGTTTTCGCTCGGGCCGATCGGCACGCAGTTCCGCAAGGTCTACTACAACCCTCTGCGGAAAATGGCGGTTTCCGAATGGGTTCGGGCTGAAAACCTCATCGTATCGAACGAGGCGGCGCATCTCGCCACGGCAGGGCGCGTCACCGAAAAGATCATGATGCGGCACGCCGACGTAAAGCGGCTGCAATATGCCGGCTGGTGGTTGAATGTCTCTCTGACCACATCGCCTGTCGATACGCCGACGCAGATCGAACAGAAAATCGGGCAGATCGAAGGCATCCGGCCCGGTCCCGAACTTCAGGCCGATCATCGCCATACGATTTACGAGTGCTATTGCGATCAGGATTTGCCCGGTTTCGAGCACGAGGAAGACGGTCGGCTTACCGGGTTGCCGCTCCCCTACAAAATCACGCTCGACAAGGATTCCCGCCGGATCGTGGAAATTCGTCGGAATTGGAAAGAGGACGACGACACCTACACGGCCCGGCAGCGCTACGTCATGTTCGGCATGGTGCCGGGGCTTGGGTTCTACTACCTCGGTTTCGCTCACATCCTTGGCAACACGGAACGCGCGCTGACCACGCTTGAGCGCGAGATGATCGATGCCGGGATGTTTTCGATCTTTCCCGGCTTTCTTCATGCCAAGGGGACTATTCGGGGCGATACGACGCAGATCAGGGTTGGGCCGGGCCAGTCCAGGGAAATCAACCTCGACATGAAGCAGCGCATCGGCGACGTGCTGATGGCGATGCCCTACAAAGACCTGTCGCCCAATGTGATGGCGCTGACGGAAAAGCTGGAGCAAAACGGTCGAAAACTGGCCTCGGCGGTCGAATTGCCGGTAGGAGAAGGAAAGGCCGATATCCCGGTCGGCACCATGATCGCCGTCATCGAAGAAGGCGCCAAGGTCATGGCGGCGGTGCATAAAGGACTGCACCAATCGCGCACCGAGGAGCTTGAACTGCT